TTGCGCTTTTTTGTACTCTAACTTGTGTTGCTCCATTTGTAAACAATATTGAAAAACGTAAAGTGTTTCCTGTTCCTGTTGGTGTGTCAACTAACTTAATTGGCTTTACTTGTGCGAAGTCACTAATCAAAGTAAATGATACATCTCCTGTTGTCAAGTCGCTTTGCATTTCGTTAATCATATAGCGTTTGTCTCTAATAATTAACCTATCGTTTAACTGAAGTTGTGTAAGTAAAGAAACAGGAAGTATCGTTTTAACTTTTACTAATCGGTTTTTTGGGTTGTATAGGTTAACTAAATAATCTCTGTAATATAAAGCGTAAATCGTGTTTGGGTTGTTTACTAAATAAAAACTTGATATTTCTTCACCGAAGTTTAACGTCAAAGGAATTAAACCTGTTTCAAATAGTATGTTGCTATCTTGTCCAAATGGAACGTATTCCGCTATGTTTACTTGTCCGTTCCAATGTATTTTGTCACCAGCTGTTAAAGTTGTAATTTCGTTCATATATAACAAAACAGGTTTCGGAATATACGGTGCAAGTTCTTTGTTTAGGCAATAACCAACTTGTAAATTGTTGCCGAAGTTATTGTGTAGTAAGTTTTCAAATGGACTTTCAACTTTGTATTCGCCACCGTCATAGTTCCAACCTATTTTCGTGTTTCCGTAGCCGTGTGCATCTGCGTTTAATGGACTTTCTAAAAAGTATTTGTTAAGCATACATTCGCTATCTTGATATTTAAACTCAATAGACTTGTAAAGCTTCATTCGTTCTATTTCAATGCTTGTTATGTCGGTGTATTCTGTTATGTCTATGATTGCACCTTTGCTATACCAATATTGTATTGGATCCAATGTAAATACGTTCTTCGTGTTTGAGTAGACAGTTAAATTAAATTCTTTGCATATTCCTGTTATAAAGTCCGTAACTTTTAAGTCTGGTGCTAAACCTGCTAAATCAGTAAATGAAGTTGTTGTTGCCGTTGTAACTGCTGTTCCTTGAACAATAGAAATACCCGGTTGAGTAAATTCTGTCCTTTTATAAGTAAAATTTATTCCAATTGTTATTGCAGCATAACTTCGTATTTTAAAAGTTATAATTTCGTTTTCGTTTACATATTCACTATATTGGAAATTTGTACCAGAATAAGTTGTTGTTGCAGTTCTTGTTGATGAATAAACTCCGTTTCTATAAAGGTCAATAAAATAATCACTTGGACTTACGCTTAACGAAGTAACCGAGTAATATAAAGTATGAAAAACTGTGTCTGTAGTGTCTAATTCTATTCGTGTAAAACTATTTGTTGTTGTGTTAAACGCACTTGCTAAAACGCCACTTGACGAAGTAAAATCTAAATCTACAGGGTTGTTTGTGTAGTGATAACTTTCCTTGTTTTTGTAAAGTAAAAATGCTTTTTTAAATAAGTCACTTTGTAAAAATATTCCGTTGAATGTTATGCTATATTTATTTTCAATTAAATCAAAAATACTTGCAACACGAACCGCAGGAAATAATTCTGTGTAAACTATTTCACCTGCATTATCACCTATGTTGTTTTCGTTTAAGATAGGGTATTCATACCAATTAGGTAAATTTGCAGTAGGCAAAGGAAAACTCGAACCAAACTGCCAAACTCTATTTGAACTTATTAATGGGTAACGAACATCGTAATCGGTTACTGTGCTATCTGTTACTACTCGGTTATAGACTTCCGTGTTTGTATAGTCGTGGTCATAACCGCTATAATTTAATTGGCTTAATTTGTCTTCATTAAAGAAGTCTTTTAAACTTACTCCTGCTCCGTAAAATGTTACTGAATAACTATCTGCACTTCCGTTTTTTAAGTTCGTCTTTTCGAGCTGAATTTTACCACGTCTAAATAAAATTGTATCAATCTCTATGTAAGCGTTGTACCTATTTTGATAGTCAATAGTTGCATCAACATCGTTTTGGTAAAAGTGCTGAAATATTGCGTTGTTTGTAGGTGAACACGGAATAGTAAAACCTTGCGAATAGTCTGTAAAGATTTTACTTATATCCGATATATTTTGAATAGTAGAACTTACGGTTATTTTCTCGTCGTTAAATAATTCTAAACGTGAAAATTCTAACTCGGTTTGTGCTAAAGCCGTTTCTATAAATATTGATACTTGCCTTTTCATCAGATTACTGAATTAATAACATCGTATGTAAACTCAAAGTCTAAACTATAATTTATTTGTTTCGTGTTTATACTCTTAAACAACTCCGTGCTTTTAGTATTAATCTTTGCAGGTTTGTTGTCAATTAGTATTCTTTCGCTTAACATTATTTGTTTTAAAACATCCTTCCAATTTTCGTAAACCCAACCTGTATTTACTTTAATACTTTTTTTGCCGTTAGTGTTAAATGTTTCTCTTTGTCCTTCTAAAGCATTGTAAGTAGTTACGCCTGAAGTTGTGGTAAATGTTTGCATCAAATTGTATTCCGTGTTTTCAACGCTGAAGGTGTCGTTACTTGCCTTAAAAAAGAACTCACGTTGCCAAGCTCCGTATCTATTTACAAAGTCAATTATAACAGGTGTGTATTTGCATTCTTCTTGTGGATAAAAATAATAAGTCGCTTGAACTGCTGAAGCTGCGTTTAAAATTTCTACTTTGTTTCCAACGTTTGCGTTTGCGGTTCGAACTCGTGGTATGTCAAAGACGTTTGCTGTTGCTCCAAGAACTAAATTTGTTATTGAAGGTGTTGACGCAAAACTTGTGTATCGTGCTGTAAAATTTGCTCCTACATTTATTCGTATTTTTCCAGCGTATTGCGTAGGTAAATAATAGTAGTTCGCTACATCAAGTCCGTAATCGCCTAAATCTACGTTAAGGTTGTCTTCGTAATATCCGTAACCATTAAATGCTTTGTAGTCAACCGTGTTTAAAAGTGTGTAAGTTGAACCTACTAATTTATATCTTTTAACCCTTACGTTTGCATATTGGCTTGTTGGTGTAATTACTTGTGCATCGCCACTTGTAGAAATTTCAATGTGACTTATGTATTCTTGTATGTAAGAACTAATGTCGTAAAGTGTTTCTAAATTATTAGACGCTGGTATTAATTTACTTAACGTGTATTGCGGTGTTCCTGTAAATGTTGTTGTGTTGCTTATAAACAACTCTAACTTTGAACCGTTTTGTGATGGTGAACCACTTTCTGCAATCCTAATTAAATACGGTGACCGTGCAAATATATTAGCCATTATTTCTTTTCGTTTTTAAATTGTGTTTGTTTAAATAAATTAATTGCATCAAGTCCAAATTTTTCTACAAGTTCTTCAGGCAATCTTTTAAATGCAGCTTCAAAAGGTTTGGTAAAAAATAAACTCGGTTTTATACCTTGTGCAAATATTCTTTTCTGTAACCAAAAACCCAAAGTCTTATAACCGCCTTTTGCAAATGTTCCGTCTGCATTTCTAAATCTTATATTCTTTTTTTGCGCCCATTTACTCAAAGGTTCAACAGGTGGCATTTTGTTTTTAAAACTAAATTTACTATTCGGAGCTTTTTGTTTTCCGTTTTTTACTAAACTTGGGTTTGCACCTTTAACTCCTTTGTCTTGAAATTGCCCGTATTGGTTCATTTCAAAGTCCATACTTAACGAATTAGGCATTGCCTTAACATTTCCCTTTAAACTTTCATAAAGTCCTTTAGAAACGTTCTTTTGACTTCGTGTTAAATTTGAACGTGCTTCTTTAATAACGTAATTTCTAAACCTTTCAAGTTCTTTTTGTACTTCCGATTGTTTCATCTTAACAAATTGTCATTTCGTTTGGTGTTACTACGTCAAAAGTCATCGTCCATCCTGCCATATAATTTTCAAAACGTTCTGTAAATGGTTCTAAATTTGCAGTTCCTTCAACCATAAATAAATCGTATGCTAAGCTTCCGTGTTTTATTATTTCGTACGCCCTGTTTAATACTGCGTGTTGTGTATTCAGTACGTCAATTTCGTTATCGTTACCTAAAAAAATATTTGTTGTTGCGCTCTTTGATAAGTCTACAACATCCATTGCTATTAAACTTATATTCCAAGTCGTTGTGCGTTCGTCTAACGTGCAGTTGTTTACCATTATATGCAACAAAGGAAATATTGTTTGTTTACTTAAATCAACTTTAAAAATGTCGCCTTGTGTTACCGTGTTTACAATAACGTCTGCGTCAAAGTGTGTTTTTAGTTTGTCTAATAAGTTGTAATAACCTGTCATTTTCTTAATTTATTTAATTGTCGATTTTCAATTTCTTGCTTTTGTTTTTCGAAGGTAAGATAGGTGAGACACATAGTAAGTCGATATCCGGTGACTGTGTCAAATCTTGTAATGTCTCCCTGAGCGAGTGCATAAATTGATTGATACCAACCCCATTGTTTTCCAAATTGAGCTTGTTCGCTAAACTCGTTTCCGTCTTCTTGTTCGTTTTTATCTGACGTTCCAAATAAGTAAGCGTAGCTGTCAATAATTCGCTTCCTAAATTCCAAAAAAAAACACTTGAACTAATCGCTATGTCTACAGGAGTAAACTTCATTAACTCGTGCATTTCTTCCATAGGTTTGTAATCTATTATTTCGTATTTATCTTTAAACTTCATTTTGATAGGTCGGTACATAACAGCCATTGCCTTATGATAGTCTTCCCACTTTAGTAAACTGTTTTCCAAGTCTACATATTCGCCAAAACTTATGTCTTCCAGATTAGTTATAAATCCAAATTCTTGTGTTCCTATTTTAAACGTTGGTTGAAACTTCGGCTTTTCGCTAAACAATTTTGTAAAGTGTGTAATTAATTCGTTTAAACTTGTCAACTTCATTTTTACAATATCCTTTAATTCTATTCCGCAGAATATTTGAACCATTTTTTGTGCAATAAATTCTTCATCGTTGCTTCCCTGTTGAACTTTTATAAATTCTTGGTAGCTTTTTAATGGTATTTCACTTAAAGTAGTCGGTACGTTTATTTCTAACTTCATATCTTAATAATTAAATATTCGTGTTTTTGTTGTGTTGGTTTTGTTGTATGTAATCGTATGCTTGTTTTAGCATATTAATATCCCTAATGTCACGTAAATAAATACGAACCTTTACACCTTTTTTTTGGTATATGTAAATTTGTACCGCTTGCATCATTACTTGTAATTCATTCATCGTATAAAATATTGTCCGTGTGTATTGTTAAGTCCTAAAGTTTCCATTTCGTGATATCTAACAGCATCTATTGCGTGGTCGTTTTTGCCCTGTGGTTTGTTTAATGTCTTACCAGACTTGTCAGCATCCCAACAGTAAGCTCTCAACTCTTTTATTAGGTTTGTGCTTTGTGAAGTAACTAAATAATTTTGTGACTGCATTATTTGTATTCCGTAATTAACTGAGTCCGCTCCTTTTGTTACTCCTTTAATTTGTTGTCCTGTTCTTCGTATTTCTTCAATGCTTTTTGGTTCGCTACTATCTGCGTATGCTATTACGTGTTTTTGTAGTTTCTTTGCTATGTCATTATTTAATAAACTTGTTTGGTAACATATTTCATTTAGTATTCTTTGCCCGTTGTAATTGTAAACTTCAACTATGCTTGTCGGGTCGTTGCTATAACCGAAGTCAAGTCCGTAACCAAGTAACCGTGCTTCAGGCGGTATGGTGTCAATTAGTTTGTAGTTTGAAAATATAACTCCTTCTAACATTCCAACAAGTCCTTCGCCATATACACGCCACCAATTAGCCCAATAACTGCTTGTCGTTGCTTTTAAGCGGTTCTTTTCTATTTCCTTTACTATTCGTTCATCAAGTGCTTCGTTGTCCTTGTACGTTAAAATTAGAAAATCGGTGTCGGGTTCGTCTTTTAGTTCCGTATGTACCCAAAATTCATTCGCTGGGTTAAAGTCTAAATATATTCGTTTTTTTGTACGTATTGCAAGTTCGTTGTAACTTTCAAATGTTACGTTATTACATTCGTTAATGTAAAGAATATCACGTCTTGCTCCACGTAATTTAGAGCTATCGTCTGCGCTAAAAAATTCTATATAAGAACCGTTTGAAAATTCGTAACGCAATAAAGATTTGTTAAACTTGTCTTCAAAGAACCTGTTACTCCAACGCATTATTTTAACAAAGTCTTTTAACGCGCCCCTTCGTAAGTGTGGTATGCTTTCAGCTACAATACTTATTTCCGTGTTTTTGTGCTTTGTCGCTATGTCTATTAATAACGGAATAACTCCAAAAGTTTTACCCGCTGACGTACCGCCTTGTATTATTTTTATTCGCTTGTCTAACTTTGCAATCTTACTAATTGCAGTCGTCCGTATTAACATCTGGAAATAAAGGTTGTTCTATATTTGTTTGTTCTATTTGTTGAACAGGCGCACCGTAACCACTATCCATAAGGGCTTTATAAGCGTTTACATCACCGTCACGCATTTTCTTAACCATTGCCAAAGTTCCTAAGTCTTCTTGGCTTAATGTTTCTTCAACGCCTGTTATTGGGTTCTTTGCCTTTTGTGT